AACGATTGCGGAGAAGAAGACAAAAAAGATATAAGGTTCCATCACTCATCTCGTTCTTTCCATCCCTCAAGTCTCATGTAGTCTTCGGTTTGTTTTAGTGTAAAAGTTCGTGGGGCGAACTCAGTCTCCAATGCATTACGCACATAGAACACATCGCTGTGCGGTATGTGCAAACGGTCTAATGTATTAGTACGAATAGCATCATAGAATGCATCAAGTACATTATCTGTGTATAGTTTTACAGATTTCTTTCCCAAAGTCAAGAACTTTCTTTACAAATACGGATAAATACAACTTAAAGTACATTTAAGTGTACATTTAAGTGTTATTAACAATCTTAATTAATGGTATCTTAGTGTATCACTTATAGTGTAGTGTAGTTATACCAATTATACCATTTCTTGTCAAGCCCCGTCAACACCTTTCTTGAAAAAAACATATATATGCCTATTAATTAGGCAACTGCATAATACTTGTGCATGTACATTTATCAGTTATTCTTGTGGTTAACGCTTAATTTTCCTAATCTGTGTGTTTCTGTGTATATACGTACGTACACCCCCGCCGTGGAGCATGCCCGTAAGTCATTGAAATGACAGTTTTTTTCTGGTTAGCGTCAAAAAAAGCATATTTTCTGCCAAGAATAGCAACGAAAAGCAATTCAAATGCTGCTAAGTAGTTGATTTAATTAAGAAGTTAATTGTTATGGCATCATTTAACACCATCACGAAAAGAAAAAAGCCAGTGTTTTCAAAAACATAGACCCCTATCAAGCGGCAGTGCATAAGACTATACCCCCAAAAAATGCGGTCATACTTATTAATACAAAAATAAAAGATAGCTAAGTTATTGATTTTATTACACAACCAAAAAAAGTTTACGATCCATGCAAATTAATTTATCTAATGAATACAATAGTTTAAGTTTTAACATATTGAAATCATTGATGAAATTAATTGTTGCTTTTATCATTCGGCTAGGCTAGTCTCTTAAACATCGGAACAGAGCAACGCAAGCTCACTAGAAAAAATATTATCCGATAGGCCAAATGAAAGCGCATAAGCACTAAGAGTAACCTTGCTAGGCCACGTGAAAAATCTTAGTCACTGGAACAGCAATGCGTCTGAACCACACTAACCGCGTCAAGGAAGCCTATCTAATCGCGGAAAAATGAGATAGGAAGTGGCAAAGCGTTGAGAGCGTCAATGATACTAGAACCCAATTGTATCACCCGAATAAAAAAAGACTTGACTAACGAATACGAATAAAATAACCTAATGAGACTAAAAGTTGCGAAGCCGAATTGATGCAACTATAAAGTGGGCAAGATTAAAAGTCGGTTATGCGTCATATGTTGACCGACTATAAAGAAACGAACTCTCACTAACACGTGGATAGGGCGTAGGCTACCGAAGTCTATCAAGGCTAGGCAACTAGCTTGAGGCGGCACTTGCTACCAAGGGAACAAGTGTGCGACAAGTCAAGACTTAGCGTAAATCTTCGGGGTGGTCAATGTGAGTAGGGCGTAAGAAAACAGGCTAGTTTTGTATATTGTCTAGCCATGCGCTACAGTGCTAGCGAGAAATTAAATCTATATTACAGGCTCAATAAGTAACTACACAAGAAGCTGATGCCCTAGCAATCCTTGGGTTTGCCGCTGACGTGATAGGTGTAAAAAACTAACGATAGCAAGTTAGGTGAAAATTGAGAGTGAAACAAACAATGGGGCAACGATACGCTAGGCAATAGGCCAGATATTTATTGTTGCCCCATAATTGTTGTTGACAAGTGTACTTATGGGGTGTAATGTATGCCCATAATGTAAACCCCGATGCATAGGAGAATGTATTATGCAAGTTAAAAAAATCTTAACCACTAACGTCAAAAACATCAACCCTGCGTACGATGGAAATGTATTTTTCCAGCGTTCTTGCAAAGTGTCAAAGAACGGCAAAACCCGTTATGGCAAGCAAGTGGGTTCAATGGCTAATCATCCAAGCTACCTTCTTTTGGGTCGTGTACCGAAAGGCCAAGAGGATGTTTATGGACAAAAAGCTGGCACTTGGGTAAGCCCTAAGCGTATTCGTGCCTAACATGGTAGCAATGTAATGCTTGACAAGTATTGCATTGCACCCCATAAATACACTATCAAAAACCAACAAGTGAGGTGTCACATGACAATCATATACGATTTATCAAAAGTTCCTGCTGATATTGTGGAGCAGATACACGCAAGCCCTAAATATACCAAGTGGTTCAGCGAGTTTCCCACCAAGTTACTAGGTGTGAGTGCTGACGCTAAGACTGTTAAGGGTGAGCAGTATGGTGTGCTTACAGCCATATTATACCTATCACCTGCATCATCAAGCGGTGTCAATATGTGTGCTATGGCTGAGACTGCATCATGTATTGACGCTTGCCTTAACACTGCTGGCAGGGGTGCTATGTCTAGCGTACAAATGTCTAGGCTACGCAAGACACTATTCATGCTACAGTATTGGAATGAGTTTGAGGCTATGCTATGGCGTGAGATAGAGAAACATGCCAAGTATTGCCGCAAGCATGGCTACAAGTGTGCGGTGCGACTGAACGGCACAAGTGACGTGCGTTGGGAAATTAAGATATGGGACACTATGGTATACTTCCACAAGTGGTGGGACGTGTACTTCTATGACTACACCAAGATACCCAATCGCATTGTGCCTGATACGTCAATCTATGACTTGACATTTAGCTACAGTGGTGTAGAAAAGTATCAGCGTCATGTTGACACTGCGCTTGCAATGGGTATGCGTTTAGCTGTAGTGTTTCGCTATCGTACACAGATACCCAAGTCATTCTTGGGCATGGATGTTGTGGATGGTGATGATAGCGACTTGCGCTTTCTTGAGCCGCAAGGTGTAGTGTCTGCGCTGTATGCCAAGGGCAAAGCAGTACATGACACAAGCGGATTTGTAGTAGGATAAGAGGTGACAAAATGTTTATTATACCTAAAATGTATCAAATGGAAATGGATTTAGAGATGGCTGACCGCATATTAAGAGGTCAATCGGGTACAGTCATTGACATGATGGAAAATGTAAAATCTAAATGGGAACTGCATTGCAGTGGTCATCACTTCTTTGCTGATGATGACGAGTTTTTTGAACACTGGAAGTATGAGGTCAACGCCTATAATGTAATGTATAAGGAAGTTGGACGATTGTTTGTCGGGTGAGTGTATAAACACGGTTAAGCCTACAGCGACACAAAACTAAATGTAGGTGGGTGTGGTTAGCCCTCACAGAAATAGACTAGGTTAACGTCTACAGCCTAGCAATACCGCTAAAATTGTAGACACAAAAGGAGAATACAGGATTGCAGGTTGTCCTGCTGGTTAAACCCAGAAATAACCTGCCCTTTTAACTCTAATCTTTGAGGTGATACTATGGATAATGAATACGAACATTATATTGAAATGTATGGCTGTTCTTTACACGATTTAATAAATACCTATGATGATGCCCGAAGACCATATATGGGCGGCACAATCATGTTGGCTACATCAATACTGTCGGACGCACAAGAGCGTATTGCGTTAGGTGATGGCGATACTGCTAGGCAATATATTAATCGTGCTAAGTGGGTGATTAATCAAGGGAAGGATATTGTCGGATGAAAAAGTTTGAAATGCTAGATTTATTTCTGATTGCCATGCTAATGGTGAGCGTATTCTTTGTCTTTGCTATGCTATCATTGCATGGTGTAGGTTATATGACATGGCTATCGTGGACATTTTTCGGTTGCAGTGCGTGGTGTTTAGTGGTAGGTTGGTTCATAGTAGCATGGAATATGCAAAATGACTAGAACCACAAGAATAAATCCTATAGCTAGGACGTTACTACAAAACCGACTGTTCAGGCCACAACAGAAACCTAGTGGCAAGGACTACAACAGACAGAGGGATAATAAAAATGCGAGTAAATATGAAAAAGATGCGTACAAAAAAGGTGAATAAAAAAGCACCACAATGGAAAAGAAATAGACTTGCTGAAAAATCCATGCGAGTTACTATCATCAACCGCGCATTTGATTTAGATGAATCAGATCAACAGGCAATAGCCGCACACCAAGGTAGGAGATACCCATAATGTTTGACGTGAACGTATACAAAGACTTGTCCATGTATGACTTTGCTATGGACGTGTATCAGAAAGCTATGCACATGAAACATGACCAAGGCGTTGAGCATTATGATGTACAAGAAATTATAGAACACTTGCAATTTATATTGGATACCGATAATGCTTGACTGCAACACAATTCTATGTGTGCAAAACCGGATGCCTGATGTGGGCATGGATGACTTGTTCATCATTGGGTTTCTGGTTGTCACTGTCGTAGTCACAGTGTATCTAATAATTGAAGCATGGAAGGATGGATGATGACGACATATGAAATTAGAGTACAAGCAACAACGTATCGTGACATTATTATAACCGCTGACACAAGGGCTGAAGCACGCGTGGAAGCTATGAAAGAAATGAAAGCGTTAGTTGGTGGAGAACATATTATAGTAGGAGCAATGCAGGAGATTGAAGATGAATGAGATAGCTGGCATGGTGTTGGCTTGCATGGGTACGCTGACACCAGTAGAAATACACCTAGAGATATGGTCTAGCCATGAGTACCTGTCTGAGTGCCACGTGGCATCAACAGAACGTGGCTTTGATTATCCTAAACAGCAGTGCTTTTGTATTGATGTAAGAGATATTGTGAAAGGGGATAAATGATGAATAGATTTATTATAGAAGATAACCCCGATGCCATAGCCCGGTCACTATGTGACCAGCATATTGTCAAGATGCCATTGGAAGAAGCACAAATGCTATGCACTAGCCTGTGGCATCATGCACCAGAGTATGCAGAGGAACATGACTTGTACAAACCTGTGCATCAAAAGCATCCGTGTACCCTGTGGGCAATGGAGAACCGTGCCAATTACCGATGGGCTTATAGCCTATATACATCTATGCTGTGTGAGTATCATCACAGATATGGCAAGTGGCATGGTGCAGGTAAGCACAGCATTGCATTGTACAATGGGCGGCATCTGTTACCAGACGGTGACGTAACACCACATCCACAGTGCTTCAGTGGACACGATGACTGCAAGACGGACGAGGATTGGCCTATCGTTGCATATCGTGCGTTCTACAAGGTTGACAAAAGTGCCTTCGCACGGTATAACAAGGGCAGAGAAATGCCACAATGGATGAAAGGAGATGCAACATGAATATATCACATGAAGAACGCCTTGAATTGCTTAAGGCTCACAATGACTTAAAGAGTATGCTTATGACGATACATGAGTGCAATGATCTATGGATTTCTGATGTAGGTAAACTGGAAACTCTTGAGTGTATTCTGCACAGAGTTTTCAAGTTTGTGCCACAAGAGGACGATGAAGGCAGACCACAATACTACAAAGATTTTGTACTTGCAGAATTAGATGATGAAGATTAAAAATCTTCGGGTAATAGTATGTGATATGCTTACCGTTATCAGTACAGAGAAAGTGCTTGACAAGAGTGTACCATTACTATATAAAGAAGTATCAATTAACACTTAACAATAGGAGAATTGCTTATGCCTTTAGACAACGTAAATAACTATTTTCAAGAGATACCTTATCACTTGGACTTTTCTGTTTCTTATGAGCCTACAAAGGTAAGAGACAAGCGTTATGTAATTAACAACAGCACTGGTGAATATCTTGGTATCGTTGGTGACAAGTTTAATTGTGCCAATCACACAGAGTTCTTTCATGGTGTACAAGGTGCTATGCTTGAGAACTTATCTGCTGAGGAGTTATCCAATATAAAAACAAAATGGAAGACTGCTCGTAACAATGCTTGGGCTTTGATGGATGTTACACTACCAAATGTAAACAGAAAAATTGTAACTGACAAACACGAGACAACTATTGCACAACGTGTAATAGGTTTGCATGGTGTAGATGGTTCATGTAGTAACATGGTATTCTTTGGAGCCATTGATTTCTTCTGCACCAATGGTCAGATAAGTGGAGATCACAGTAAAGTTAAACGTAAGAACACTACGTTTTTTAGCATGGACAGGTTCATTGACGAGTTGCTTTCATCAAAGCAAGAGTTTTATGCACAAGCATCACGTTTGCAGGACATGGCTAATACATCACTAATGAGTGTAGATGTTAAGTCTTTGCTTGAGAGTATCATTAAATCAGACAAGAAAGCTGAGAAGATGTTTACTCTTTATAATCAAGAGGTTAGCACGAGAGGACGTAATGCCTTTGCTTTGTATAGTGCCTTTACTAACTATGCAAGCTACGCAGACGAGCGTAATGGTTTTACTCTACGCAGAACTGGTGCTGACAACGACAATGTAAATATGTTTAATCGTGAACATGAGGTTGCTCAATGGATTGAAACACCACAGTTCAAACAATTAATCGCAGCTTAAATACGAAAGGGGTGTGCTATGCAAGGTACAGTTGATAATGCAATGGGTATGCTTGTTGGACTCGCAGTGGGTGATGCTCTTGGCGCACCCCTTGAGTTCCAAGAGGCTCGTGAACCAAATGAATACATAACTAAATACCACACTGGTGGCATTCACAATATGCAAAAAGGTGAATGGACTGATGACATGGCTATGGCATATGCTATGGGTACATCTATATTAGATGAAGGTGGCTTCTACGCAGACAAAGTTATGGATAATTTTGTTTCGTGGTACAGTGAGGGTCAGTTTATACCTCGTGGCGTATGCTTTGACATAGGCTCTACAACTGTGGGTGCTTTACGTGACTACATGATAGACCCTTCAACGCCATACAAAGGTGTAGTAGATGATAAAAATTCTGGTAATGGTGCGCTAATGCGAATAGCACCTATAGTTTTATGTGCTACATCACAACAGAATCTAATACAGTTAGCGACACAACAAACATTACTGACACATGCTAGTCCTAAGTGTGTGATGTATAGCAGAATGTTTGCTGAAGAACTGTATTTTCTCAGTCCACTACAAAAATATAAAATCTATAGACATAAACGTAATGTAAAGCGTAGTTCAGTCATGTCAGGCGGCTATGTTAAAGAAACATATGAGGCTGCTATGTGGGCATTTCAAACCACAGATAACTTTGAGGATTGTGTTATAAAAGCAGTCAATCGTGGTCACGATAGTGACACCACAGGTGCAGTAGCAGGTATGATTGCTGGCGCACACTATGGCATATATAACATACCAGAAAAGTTTACTAAGGAACTTGCATGGCATGATGACATATGTAAGATGGCAGCAAAACTTTATTACATGGGGAACTAAATGACAACAGTAAATGAACTAACCCAAAAATACTATTCTTCTATAGATTACAGGAACTTACGAGAAGAAACTAAGAAACACTATCAATATCTTTTGTGTACACTGATGGACACAGAGATAGATAACAAGCAGATTGGTACGATAAACTATCGTGACATTTCTAGTAAACGTGCTAAGTTGGCATATGATACATGGTGTGAGCGTGGTATCTCGTTTGCGAATCACGTTCTGTCTGCCTCTAGCATACTGTTTAACTATGCACTGAGAATGGAGCATATAAATTTAAATCCATTCACTACAGTGCGTAGGAGAACCACAGAGAGGCGTAAGACTGTTTGGTGTAGGGGGGATGTCAAAAAGTTCTTAGACACTGCCTACAGCGATTTTAAGACCCGTAACATAGGTTTGATTGCTCACATGGCATACGAGTGGTGTCAGCGTTTGGGTGATATGCGATTACTTACGTGGGATGCTATTGACTTTGAAAATGCGACTGTTTTTATTGAACAGTCAAAAAGAAAAGCAGAGGTACATCTACCAATAGAGGAAGATTTACTTGAAATGTTAAAACAACAAGAGCAAGACTTTGGTTTTCAGCCATACGTTGCACCACGTCCAAATGCAATCAATGGCGAGTACAAACCATACACGCTACAAAAGCTACCAAAATATGGGCGAGAGGTGATGAACGCAGCAGGTTTGTCAAAGGAATTACGTTTGTCTGATCTACGTAGGACAGGCACAACTGAGATGGTAGAGGCAGGTGTCGGTATGGCACAAATTATGTCGGTTACAGGACATGCAAACCCACAATCAGTTAAACCATATATGAAAAATACATATCGCAGCGCAAATAGTGCATTGACAGCACGAAAAAGTCATGGTATAAGCATTACAAGTGCCGCAAAGGAAGGTGATACTATATGAATAATATATATAACATTGTAAGTGATTTAGATATTCCTAATGGTACTACAAAGAGAATGAATTGTCCTAACTGTGGTGGCTATAAAACATTTACAGCTACAAACAATATGGGTAGTCTCGTATGGAATTGTTATAAAGCATCTTGTAATATAAAAGGTGGCAGTCGTGTTCATCTAAGTGCTGATGATATACGTGCAGGTTTTTTAGGTGCGAAAGAATTTGCTGATGTTAAGTTTGAATTGCCTAATTACATTATCCCGCATCGTAACAAGAGAACAGTATTAAAATTTTGTTATGGCTTTGATATAGAGCCTGATGATGTTGGTATTATGTATGACGTAAAAGAAGACAGAGTTGTATTTCCAATATCACATGATGGAGTTCTTGTTGATGCTGTAGGACGAACACTAGGCAAGCGTCTGCCTAAATGGAAAAGATATGGAAAAAGTGGCTTGCCATTTACTCATGGGTGTGGTAAAGTCGCAGTAGTTGTTGAGGACTGTGTGAGTGCAGCCGTTGTTGGTTACGGTTCCTTTGTCGGGGTTGCGCTTCTTGGTACATCTCTACAAGAGTCGCATAAAGGGTATCTTGCGCAGTTCTCAACAGCAGTAATAGCATTAGACCCCGATGCGCTTACTAAAAGTTTTAATATGGCTAAAGAACTAAGAGGCTATGTTGATGATGTAAAGATATTAAAGTTAAACGATGACTTAAAATATCGTAACCCCGAAGATATGGAGAAGCTAAATGGAATTATCACTAATTAGAACACTAATGGATAAGTCATTCTATGACGACAATCGTGGTGCTAGATGTCCTGACAGATTGTTTAGCGCAGATGTTCGCAAGATCAAGAACACCATTGACACAGCTATGGAAAGGTACGAGCGTACTGTATCACCTGACGAGATTGAGGCATTGTTTATGTCAAACAATCCAACGATGACAACAGCACAGAAGCAAGCCTTTTCAGCTATCTTTCACAAGATAAAGAAAGAACAGCCAATGGGTAATGACATAGCACAAGAAGTGTTATCAAAGTTATTCTCTCAGGTCATTGGTGAGGACATTGCAAACTTAGGTGTTGACTACGTAACAGGTGACAAGACAAGTCTTGAGCCTCTGCGCATGATACTAGAACAGTATGGCGATGACTTCTTACCCAACCTAAATGTAGAATGGGATGACATAGAAATTGACACGCTGCTTGCAAAGGCAGACCTAGAAGCAAGATGGACATTCAACATACCTACACTGACACGTAAAGTAGAAGGTGTAAATGCAGGACATCTCGTGGAGATAGGAGCAAGACCAAATACAGGTAAGACTTCTTTTCATGCTAGTCTTATTGCTGCCCCCGGTGGGTTTGCACATCAAGGTGCTAACTGCATTATATTGTGTAACGAGGAAGGATACCACAGAGTTGGTGCTAGATACCTAACTGCTGCCACTGGTATGACCATGCGAGAGATAAAGCAAAATCCTAGTAAGGCTCGTGATATGTATGCGCCAGTAAAAGAACGTATCAAGATTAAAGATGCTACTGGTCGTGACATGGCGTGGGTAGAGAGTATTTGTAAGACATACAAACCTGACATCGTTCTACTTGATATGGGCGATAAGTTTGCTAAGACAGGTGGCTTTGCTCGTATGGATGAAGCACTGAAAGCAAATGCTGTCCATGCTCGTATGATTGCAAAGCAGCATGAGTGTGCGGTGTTTTATATGTCACAGCTATCTGCAGACGCTGAAGGTAAGGTTCTTCTTAATCAATCTATGATGGAAGGTTCTCGTACAGGTAAAGCAGCAGAGGCTGACCTCATGGTGTTGATTGCTAAAAATCCACCAGTAGACAATCAAGAAGAGGAAGACACACAGAGACATTTGAATGTTGTTAAAAATAAATTGACAGGTTGGCATGGTGTGGTACACTGTGAGTTGGATTACAAGACAGCGAGGTACACAGTTTGACACAGTTGGATTTCTTTAATGAAGAGAAGCTAAACGAGTTATGCGAGGATGGCTTAGTGTGTATTAAATGTGACATACGACAGCCTATAGCAAACTTTCAACAAATGTCGTATACTAAGACAGGTGATGCAGAGATAAAAAGAACCTGCAAGTCTTGTCAAAAGGGACATAGAAAAGTAATAGCTTCTTTGCGAAAAGAGAATGTATATCCACAAGAAGCTAGTTATGGATGTCCGATATGTAAAAGAACTATAGATGAGGTAAACAAATACAATCAGAAGTTGTTAGGAACATGGGTTCTTGATCATTGCCACGACACAAACACTTTTCGTGGTTACATATGTAAACATTGCAATGATGGTCTTGGTGGTTTCAGAGATGACTTGACAACAGTTAAAAATGCTGTTAAATACTTAGAGCAGCATAAGGAGAAGTTAGATGAAGATAACACTTGATGTAGAAAATACAGTCACAAAACGTGATGGCAAGATGCACCTTGATCCTTTTGAGCCAGAGAACTCACTTACTATGGTGGGTATACTGACTGACCAAGGTGTGGAGCAGCACTTTCCCTTTGACCATGACGAGCATCTAAGTAAGCGTGACTATAGTGATCGTGTGCAATGGTTTCTTGACCAAGCTACTATCATCATCTGCCACAATGCTGCTTACGATCTAATGTGGTTGTGGGAGTCTGGCTTTAAATATGATGGGCCTGTGTTTGACACTATGCTTGCTGAGTATGTGTTGCAGCGTGGTATAAAAGAGCCACTATCTCTTCAGGCTTGCGCAGAGCGTTATGAATTAGACACAAAGAAACAAGACACATTGAAAGAATACTTTGCAAAAGGTTATAGCACACGAGATATTCCCATTGATGAATTAGCAGAGTACTTATCTGCTGACCTACACGCTACTCAACAATTGTGTGATAGATTAATATACAGGCTGTACTCACCAAAAGACAGCGGATTGATGGATACAGTTAATTTAACTAATCAGGTGGCTGTCTGTCTAGCACGTATATATCAACGTGGATTTAAGGTTGACTTGTCTGTTTTAGATAGTGTGCGTGATGAATTTGAACAAGAGCGAAAGTCGTTAGAGAGTGATCTACAGAAGCACGTTCAAACGGTAATGGGAGATACGCCTATCAATCTAAATAGTCCAGAACAATTGTCTTGGGTTATATATGGTAGAAGAGTTAAAGATAAGATTGATTGGGCTACAAAGATTGATCCATACATGACTAAAGATGACTTCAACCGCATGCTTTCTACTGACACAGAAAGGCTATATAAAACTGTTGCGGTGCAATGTCAGTCTTGTAAAGGGTCTGGATATATACAAAAGTATAAAAAGAATGGAGACCCATTCGCTAGAAAAAACAGATGTAAAGACTGTGACACAGAGGGTTATCTCTTTGACGGCAATAAAGAATTAGCAGGTTTTAAGTTTAAGCCGCCATCACCAAAGTGGGCGAGTGCCAATGGATTTACTACGAGTAAGATAAACTTACAGATACTTGAAAATGCTGCACGTGCTAAAGGTATGAAGGACGCTGAAGATTTTTTATATAAGGTACGTAGGCTCAGTGCTGTTGACACTTACCTGTCTTCTTTTGTTGAAGGAATAAGAGTAAACACAAAGCAGGATGGATTACTTCATGTGCGACTATTACAACACCGCACATCTACAGGCAGACTATCTGGTGCAGACCCCAACATGCAGAACATGCCACGTGGCGGCACGTTTCCTGTAAAGAAAGTATTTGTGTCACGATTTGCAGGTGGCAAGATTATGGAAGCTGACTTTGCACAGCTTGAGTTTCGTACTGCTGCCTATCTATCCCAAGATGGAGTTGCTATTGAAGAAGTATCTACTGGATTTGATGTACACAGTTACACCGCTAAAGTTATTACCGATGCTGGTCAACCTACGGATCGCCAGACTGCAAAGGCTCACACGTTTGCACCGCTTTATGGCGCAACGGGCTTTGGGAGAACGCCAGCGGAAGCAGCATATTATGAACACTTTACAGAAAAGTACAAAGGAGTCAAAGATTGGCATACCCAACTGGCTAAAGAAGCTCTGAATACACAAAAGATAAGAACACCATCTGGTCGTGAATTTAGTTTTCCAGATGTTGTGCGTAAGACTAGCGGCAGGATTAGTCACTTTACGCAGATAAAAAACTATCCTGTCCAATCATTTGCTACCGCAGATATTGTTCCTATAGCTTTACTACACATAGATGAATTGCTACGGGGAATGAAATCGTGCATAGTAAACACAGTGCATGATAGCATAGTTATTGACATTCATCCTGATGAAGAGTCTAATGTTATCAAAGTAATAGATAATACTAATAAAGCACTGCCACAACTTATAGCAGCACGTTGGGGTATAAACTTCAATGTGCCGCTTCTTTTAGAGGCAAAAATAGGTCCGAATTGGCTTGACACTAAAGACGTAGCGTGATATAACTATGTCTCATTCACTCGGAAAGGAGTAACACATATGACAGAACTTACAACAATTGACCCGAATAATTATGCTGCTATGGCAAAAGCAATGGGTATTGCGCATGAAGGAACAGGAAAACAGAAGAGCAGTTCTCTTGCCCGTCTACGTATCAACCATTCGCCAGTTATGGGTACTGCAGAAGTAAACGGAAAAGACGTAAATGTAGAGGTAGTATCTGGTGGAACGTATAAGCTAGAAATTCCTGATGGTCCAACTTACTATTCTAGTTCAATACAAATGCGTCCATTTATGCAACGCTTCATGTATAAGCGTTTTATTATGGGTGGTGCATCATCACCAAATAGGTTTATTAAAACCATCATGGCAGACAATTTGAATATTGATTTGAAAGATAATGATGGTGGATTTAACTGCGGTAAACCTGCTGGTTACATTCAAGACTTTAAGGCACTGCCAGAGAAGACACAAGACTTAATCAAGCAGATTAAACGTGTGCGTGTTGTTCTTGGTACTGTTGATCTCATTGATGCGGTCAATGATAAAGGAGAGATGGTAGAGATTGGTTCTACACCATTCATCTGGGAAATTGACAATCGGGATGCTTTCAAGTCTGTTGGTGATGCGTTTTCAAAGTTAGCTAAAATGCAACGCTTACCAGTGCAGCATTTAATAACTGCAAACACGAATGAAAGAAAACTTCCAAACGGAAACAGTTTCTTTGTTCCTGTTGTGTCGCTTAACGTAACAGATACAGTGCAACTGACACAAGATGACCAGACTATGTTTGCCGATTTCATGTCGTGGATTGACAATTACAACAATTACATTGTCAACGCATGGGCTGAAAAAACTAACACTAAGTTAGAAGATGGCGATGCAGAAGTGTTAGATGATCTTGTTGACATTGAAGTAGAAGAAGAAGAGGTAATATAATGAAACATCCTGCTGAACTTGCGCTTCATCAGTACATGGACGATGCTGTAAAAGGTAAGTCATCCATGTCTGATGATACTATAAAACAAATATCCTCTGATATTGCTGATGCAGTGAAGCGTCAGTTTGGTGGAGATAATAAAAGAAGTGAGTTTAGTTTACGGATGTCTAATGTAGGTAGACCAACATGCCAGCTTTGGTACGATAGAAATAAACCAGAGGTAGCTGTTCCTCTACCCACTACATTTGTAATGAATATGATGATTGGAGACATCGTTGAAGCTGTCTTCAAAGGTTTGCTTACAGAAGCAGGAGTAAAGTATGAAGATACGAACAAAGTTACTCTTGACTGTGGTGACACTACTGTTTCTGGTTCTTATGACCTTATCCTTGATGGTGCAGTTGATGATATTAAATCAGCTTCAGACTGGTCATACAGAAACAAATTTGAGTCCTTTGACACTCTTGCCAGCAGTGATGGCTTTGGGTATATAGCGCAGCTTGCTGGGTATGCTAAAGCATCTGGTAAGAGAGCAGGTGGCTGGTGGGTTGTCAATAAAGCTAATGGTAGATTTAAATATGTGCCAGCCACAGACATAGATGTAGAAAAAGAAGTTTCTAAGATAAAAAGAACTGTAGAGAAAGTAAAGGAGAATAAGTTTGAAAGAGCCTTTCAACCAGTATCAGAAAAGTTTAGAGGAAAGGAGACGGGTAATAAGGTACTTAACGATGGGTGCAAGTTTTGTTCTTATCGTTTTGATTGCTGGTCTTCTTTACAAGAACGGCCTGCTGTAAAGTCACAGGCCAAAGTACCGCCCACTGTGGCATATGTTGAGTTAACAGAGGAGTATATGAATGGATGATGAACGATTGGAACTTGATGCTCTTGCAGAAGAGATTAAAACTACTGAGCAAAAACTCAGCGACTTGCGTAAGGAATATCGTGAGCGAAAAACTGCTGGGCTTCGTGATGCTATTGCAGCCCGTAATGAAGCGGATAGAGCCATACAAGAAGAACTCAAGGCACTTGGTAGTAATGGCTATCGCTATAGGTTTAATAGTCCTAGCCTACTATGGCGTGATATAGCATAGTGCCTAACGCAAAACAATTTAGGGCAGCACGAAAGTATGGGTATCGTAGCGGTCTTGAACTCAAAGTATCTGAGTATCTCAAAGAACTAAAGATAAAGTTTTTGTACGAGGACATAAAGATTGAGTGGGAAGATTTAGCTTATAGGACATATACGCCAGACTTTGTGCTGTCCAATGGCATTATAATAGAAACAAAAGGAATGTTTACTGCAGCCGATAGACGTAAACATATTGCCATAAAAAGACAGCATCCTAAATTAGACCTGCGTTTTGTTTTTGAAAACAGTAGACGAAAACTAAGAAAAGGTGCTAAATCAACTTATGGTGAGTGGTGTATTAAATATGGTTTCAGGTATTACGATAGAATAATTCCTGAAGACTGGCTAAAAGAAAAAGGAAAAAACAAACATCCAAAGTTTATAAAGTTTGGTGGCACGAAAGTTAAAAGGAGATAACTATGAGAATTATAGATAAATTAATGAAAGAGGTAAGAGAAGAAGACTTCCTAATACGAGTAAGGCCGTTTGCTAATGACGATGGAGATTGGTCTGGTGAAGTTGATATATCTGTTATGGCTATGCCAGAAAACCCCCTAACTGATAAGGACTATGAACAACTTATGCACTTTACAAAAATGATGTGCGCATCTGTTGCTATCATGGAAGAATCTGAAGACATAAGAAAAATAATAAACGAATACGTGTTAAATTACATTGACAGCGAAATGGATATTGATGTAGAGTTAGAAGAAGAATACGTAGAAAAAACTTATGATGGCAATATAGTTCACTTAAACTTTAACACTAAGACAGGGGGTTCAGCATGAGTAGACATGAAGATTACATGAAGTTAATGGGAGAGAAAGAAAAATATGCTGAGGTGGCTAAAGCTATGGGCATAGCGAAAGATAACGTAGTGGATATGGTCAACAGCCCACCTCACTACAATCAAACAGGCATTGAGTGTATACATGCTATCTCTGCTGCAACAGACAAAGGATTTAGATACTATCTACAAGGTAATGTAATGAAATACCTATGGCGTTTTGATTACAAAGATAAACCATTAGAAGACTTACAGAAAGCACAGTGGTATTTAGAGAAATTAATAGAAGAGGTAATGGCAAGCGATGAGAGTTAAGATGTTCATTACAATTGATATTGATGAAGAAGATTATCCCGTGCCAGCCGATGGAAGGGTTGGTAATGAATTAGAAGACAGCATCCAAGAATATTTCTACGACATAGAGGGTGCTGATATTAAACATATCAAAACAATAATGGAGTAAAGAGATGATAAGCAACCAGTTACCTACAGATTACCAAAATTTTATAGCTCTTTCCCGATACGCTAGATGGAAGGAAGATGAACAAAGAAGGGAGACATGGAGTGAAACTGTCACCAGATATTTTGATTATATGGCTAGGCATTTGTCTGACAACCATGACTATAAGCTATCTGATTCACTGAGAGGTGAGTT